CAATTTGTTTAGTGCTTTAGCCAACTCATCAATAAAGTTTCGCCATGGAATTGATATTTCCCCATTCACTAGAAAAGGCGTGTTAAACGGCGGTATCAGCTTCTTTTCACTCATTATCGAACCCTCGCTTTTGCACCAAGCAACACCATTCGGCCTTCGTCTGACATGCGCAAACGAAACACTCGGCTATATGATTGACCAAGGCGGCGGAATAACAGACGCTTACCAAACTCGCCAATTTTTCCTAAGCTGCCCTGCCGGACGCTTGACCATGTGCGGCCGCCATCATCAGACCAATCGAGCATAATATTGGGCTCAATGTTGCTGTCTTGGCCCATTTGAGCTTTGATTTCTACTTCATCAAAAATCATTTTTATTGAATGCGGGTTAAGTACAGGAGTCATGCGCTCCCGCATGATTAAATTGCCATCGTCCGTATTGCTATTGGCTGTGAGCTGATAAATGCGCCCGTCTTGACGATCACCAACCAACTGCATGCCGTTAAAGAAACAATGCGATAGTGCACGATGATGTTCATGCTGATACGTTTTAGGATTGAAGTAGCTGCGCTCATGCCACATTGCTGTGGCCATGTCGTAACACCAAGTCTTTTTATCCGTCGGGAATGTGATCACATAAAATGCATGGCCGTTTTCTTGATATGAAAAACCGTACGCATCGGTTATGCGCTGATATCCCGCTATTTCAGCTTCAATAGCATGATTGGATATGCGCTGAACTTGATAGCCCTCAGTTATGACAATTTGACCTTCACCATGGTAGGATTGAGAAAGCCATATCAGATTTGCACCAATCACACTCACTGAGCGCTTTGCTGCGCAACCAATTGGAATAAAAGCGCCTGTCATGCGTTGAAAAGGCAAATCTGCAGATCCAGTGCTGCCCCATATTTCAGTTGTCTTTTCACCAATCAACCAAAGGCTGCCGCTGTTTGCAATTGTGCGAACTAAGTTGTCAGACTTGCTCTCGGCAGTCGCATAACTCAGTGCTGTGGTATTGGTGCTTAGCAGATCTGACCATTGGAACTTACCGGACTGCGGCACTGTCCAAATGAACCGAGAATCCATAAACGTCACATCTGAGGCACCAAAGAATGCAGACCCTTCTATTTTTTTTAACTTTTTGCTTTTGATTGTATATGTATACGCTGAATTGCTCACAATCATGACTTGAACAGAGTCATCAGCAAAATAAACAGGATTGATGCCCGACACTTCGCCTATTTCTTTTGTTTCACCGCTTTTGGATATTGTGTAAAGCTTTTGACCCGCAACAACCAAAAGACTATCTGTGAGTGCATACATGCCGCGTATGCGGCCACTTAATTCATACTTTTTCTTAAGGCCCGGTGTTGGCAGCAATGCAGACACATGCGGGGCATTTCCGCTCTCTACAACCTGTGGGTACAGATTCACTGTGCGCTGGCAATCAATAGCCCAGTCTTTAAGATGATAAGATTGACCAACAAGGGGGATATTAATAACAGCCATGGTGCACCCCTACAGGCAAGTCATTTTTAGCGTACATTGGAACTACGTTGCTGCTTTTAAGCATAGCAATAGCATTGCGCTGATTTGTCGCCAATGTGATCGATGGCTCAACACCAAACATAGGCGCTAACTCAAGCGCTAAACTTAAGATAAGCGGCCGCTCATAGCTCTGCGGCAGATGTAATTCATCGTGCGCACACAAATCAAAAGGCAATGTGTACGCTTTGATTTTTAATTCTTGACCAGCTTCACGAACATGAAACGTCCAGTTTGGCGCATCCACCTGATACCAAACTTTTGCATGCGAAGCTGTATTGTTTAAATCACGGACAAGCGTAATTTCCTTGTCATCAAGCCAAGCGCGGTCTGAAATGTGTGCTATTTCCGCCTTCAGGTCTGGTCTTTCTAAAACATCACCGCAGCAAGTCACAGCATATTCACAGCAATCGCCTTCTATTTTTCCAATTAGATACGTGCCTGCGCCTTTGGTTAGGGGGAGTTTGAGTATTTGAGCTTTGTAAACATAAAGGCGGGATGTGGCCCATTGGGCCAGCAATCCCTGCAGCGCATCTACAGCGTCAGCAAGCTCGCTTGCTTCCGCACTTTCACCCGCAGCAATAATGCCTAGATTTTTTAGCGCCTTTGTCGCGATATCACTGACGTTCATAGATTAAGATTCCAAAATTGCAATTAGTTCGGGCTTTGAATCGCGCTGTTTAAATGTTTTGCCTTGCGCTGTAACCATTTCGCGCAGCTGTTCGGTTGTTAGGGCGCTCAGATCACCAGCGGCGGCACCGGTACTGGTTGGCTGCTGCAATGCCGCAAGCTGTTCACGCAACCCTGCATTTTCCGCATTGCCGGCAGCAATAACACCTTTAAGACGATCAATTTCTGCTTTGAACTCATCGCGCTCAGTTCGCGCAACGTTCAACTGCAATTCTTTTTGAACAAGGTCTTCAGCAACTTTGTCAAATTGTTCAGCAGAAATGAAATGCTCTGTGCCATCCGCATTCTTCATATCTGGGCTGTGCAAATCATCCAACTCTGGAATATCTGCAAAGTCTTTCCAGTCCTCATCAATCAGCAATTCTTCCTGCGCGGCATTCTCAGCAATAATGTGCTGGTATTCTCTTTGATTGCCCTTGTAGAGCATTTTTGGGTAATTCATTTATCAGGCTCCAAAAATGACGACGCCCGCATATAGCGGGCATTTGTCGTCAAAGTTTAATTATTGAGTGATACGGCAGGCATGCAGTGGACGTACAGTCTGGAATCCATAAAGGACATCAATACGTGTACGCTCAATATCCTCATTACCATCACCAAAAGTCATCACACGAACGGAAATGCCAGACGGCAAACGCGCTGTATATCCCTCACATGAAGCAAGGACTGGCAGCGGTGCAAATGCTGCTGTGAACGCGTCTTTGTGGAATTCCAAGTTCTGGAAGCCATTCACAGACACAACCGTTACAACCGCCCCACTTGCGCCGCCAGCAGAGGTTGTTTTGTTTGGCGCGGTAGCATTGATTGCAGGGAAGATCGAAACAGCAGTGCCTGTTCCCACCGTCACAGTGTCAGTAACAATGAATTGCTGCAGAACACCCAAATCCTGACCTGTCAGTGGATGCACAGCATTTATGCCAGCAATGGTAAAGATTGTGCCTTTGGTTAATGTGCCGCCGGTTGTTGCTGTCATGTTTACGGTTTTACCTGAAGCAACAGCCGCGCTTAGTGTTAAGCCAGCGGCAGTACCGTTGTTAAATACCGGAATAGATTGATGCTCATAAAGGTCTGAACCAAAAGCCGAGGCTACATAGCCCTGCAAATATGCTTTTTCGCTTGCACGTGTTGGGTTGTACATGCGTGAGACTTCGCCGCTCAATGCAACATTGGCCGCACTTGACAAAACGGCTGAGCGGTCGCCATTAGGTGCCAAATACTGATTTAGTTTTGCACGGGCTAATGACAATGCGTTGGATGGATTGGCGCCGGCTAAGCTCATTGCCACCTGATTGGGAACAGCCAAGACGCCTTTTGCGATCAAATCTGCTTCTACTACAGAAGAAAGGGTTTGCATTTGCGGGCGTAAAATACGCTCTTTAAAGTCTGTTAAATCAAGCAGCTTTTCTTTCGCTCCAAACTGTAGCGCGACATGCTTCTGTGTATCCAATTTCAAGGTTACAGATTCTTCAATTACTGCTGATGCAGCACCGCCCGCGCCTCCGAATTTAGCGCCATCGAATACTTGACCGGCGGTAGGGATTTTAATCTTTACAGAATCGCCCTTTGTATATCCTTGAGTATCTTTGCCGAATTCATCTTGGCGGCCTTTGTTGATATTCGCAATAAATGGCGCTTCTTCTTCCAGCATTTTAGCGGCTTCGCGCGCGATCATTTGGTGCGTTAAAACTTGGTTTGGCATAATCATTTACCTTTTCGAGATTTTGTTTGTTCTTGATACCACTCATCATCACTCATTGATTCAGGTGAGCGGGATGCAGTGGCACTTGCTTTAACTGGTGTAATTGGCGGCGGGGCCTTTGAAACCTTTGGAGCGGCTTTTGTATCCCAAGATTCAACACGCTCGCTTATTAGCAGGCGCGCAGCTTTGAGTTTTGGAGAAGATGAAACCAACTCATGAAACTCTTCATCTTTCGCCAACTCATAAAGCAGTTTGACTTGGGTTTTAGTGTCATAGCCAAATTCAGCAGCAACTTCATCAAGCGTGACTGGCATTGGTAATTGACGCTCAAGGCCTGCAGTAACAACTTTGTCGAAATCTGGAATCTCTTCCGCTATTTCAACCAGTGTGCTTTCAAAATTGACTTGCTTGGTTCGCGCATCTTCATCAGCTTTCGATTTCGCCTGCGTTTCACTAAAGCGCTGCTGCGCCTGATTAATCAGATATTCATCCAAGTCTTTTTGGTACTCGGTAACATCTTCATAATCCGTGATAATAGGCCGTTCTGACTTTGCAGTAGGCTGATTAGCCTTAGCCTTATACTCAGCAAGCTCGGCTGCCATATCAGCCTTTTCACGTGCAAGCTGTTGAATACGCTCTTGAGCACGATTTTTCTTTGGCTTTTCCTGTTCAGCTTCCTTTTGGGCCTTTTCCTCATCCGATAATTCAGCGGGCTGCTCAGTTTCAGCTTTCTGCTCAGGATCTTGCGTTGTTTGTTCTGTTTCGACTTCTGCGGCATTATTTTCCGTAGCGCCTGTATCTACGTTGTCGTCAGTTTCAAACGTCATTTTCTTGCTCCAAATTTGGCATCATTTCCATACCACCGTTGATCAATGCGCTTTCCTCAACCTGATCAGGACTGAGAGCGAAGTTTTGTTGAGCCCTTTCTTCAGGCATTAAAAAACCCTGCTCAATGGCAGGGCTTTCCTCTGGCTGATACGACAAATCTGGGGGCGGCTCAAACCCGTCAGATTGCGATAATTCTTGATTGATAGGATCAGGAGTGTAGTTTTCCACTCCTTCACCTTTTTGCAGCCAATCTCGCGGAGCATTTGCCAAATCAATTTTTTGCTTAATCAGCTCGACAAGGCCGCGCAACTCTTCCACATCAGCACGCCCTGCATTATTGATTTGAGCAACCTGAATGGCCTGTTCAGCATTCAGCAATGCTTTTTGCAGATCAACCTCGCGGTCAGCATTCTTATCGT